TTTTTAAGCATATCAATTTCTACTTCTCCATTGCTAAGTTTACGATGAGACCAAAGACCTTCACCCATAATTGCAAATACACGATTACGAACTTCTGTTTCAGACATTTCAAGACTTATGACTAGTGGGCTACGACCCTGTTTCCAAGCCTGTACAGCGAAATACAGAGCCAACCAGGACTTTCCGATACCTGGATATGCAAGGAATACTCCAAGTTGTCCTGGCATGATTCCAGAAGGTAGGTAGTTATCAAATCCTGGCAATCCAGTTTTAATTCCAACCTGTCCAAGATCCTGCATCTTTTTTACATTTTCAAAATAAGCAACTGCAGAGTCAAGGTCTGTTACTTCAATATCTCTAATTGCAGCAGTATTCTTTTTAAGTTCTGATGTTTTAGTAATTAAATGTTCAAGAGCATTGTTACCATTACCGCTTTGAACTTCACCTGCTGCATTGCGTAAAATATCTTTAAGGCTATCATTTAAATATTCTGATTGTAATTCTTCAAGGTGATGCTTAGTTGCACCAACCCCTTCTACTGGATTAAAGTCTCTAAATTTTTCTACAACTAATGATGTTGGTGGAACTGATTGATTGTTTTCTGAATACTGTCTGATAAAATTCCAGACATCGTTATGAGTTCTTAAAAGATTATCAACATTGGCTTGTAACAATACATGGATTTGTTTATCATTTAATACTGCTGTAATTAATTTTGCTTCTGTATTATTCACTAATCCACTTCCTTGCTAGTTCCCTGCGCTCTGTTCTTTCTTTAATATCTTGCTCTACTTCTAGTTTACCATTAAGAATTTTTTCTGCATTGTATGCAAAGTAATTCCAAGTAGGATTTTCTGATATCTTAAAGTAATAATCTAATAAATCATAACATTGAGAAATCCCGTATGACTCAACAAGAGCATCTGCAGCCCATTGTTCAACATTAAGATTCATATTAGACTTGGCTTCATATCTTTGTAGATGTAACTTATTATATCTACTTAGCAAAGCCATACGGTCTTTGCGTTCAGCCATATTAGTCCTCTAAAAGTGATTCTTTTGCGTCTTTTACCTTTTGAATAACTTGGTTTTCAACAAAGGTATAAACACGATCCATTGCATCACCAGTAGTTTCCCCTTGGCGAACTTGATCAACAACTCCAAGGTCTACCCTTAAAGATTGAAAGTTTCCAAGATTTAATGTATAACCTAAAGTTGCTGAAACCTTAGTTTCTTTTGTATTTTCCATTTTCTTACCCCCTATAGTTAAATTTTACTACAAACTAAATACTTTGTCAATATCAAAAAAATCCAATATTAAAATTTTGATCTAAATATATTGGAATAAACTTATCAGTTGTTCCAGTTTTAAAAGTGACTACTGGCACATACAGTGATTGCCTTTCTTTAGAAAAATCTAAAATATATTCTGCATTATCTGGAATATTTATATTATATTTATTAATAGAAAAATTAGTTTCTGGATGCGCTATCCAATATATTGGATAATCACAATACCAAGACATCCTACATCCTGCGTTAGCATGATTTTTTAAAACTTGATAATAAAATAAATAACCTCTAACATTTTTTTCATCTGGATATTGTTCATTAGGAGAATCATCAAAAAAAATACAATCAAATTTTCCTAAACTAGATAAAACATCTTGCCAACAACCAACAACTATGTTTACTTTGTTTTTTTGTTTTGGTGCCCACTCATATAAATATTTTAATACTTTAGGATCGTTTTCAATAATGGTATGTGACTTTATGCTAAATGATTGAATTCTATTTGCAGAATATCCAAGCCCAAAACCAATTTCAAGAACATCCCCACTAGGAATTAGTGTATCTACAATATGCTCCATATATGGTTTTTCCCACTCCATCATTACTTGAAAATTTAATTTTTTATCAAACAACAATTCTTTTCCATATATGTCTTTTGTATATTCCACTAAATGCTCTCTCCCCACACAGGAATAAATCTACCATCTTCTGTCTTGGTATATGTAAGTATACCGTCTCCCATACGCCTTGTCAATTCTTGACTTGTAGGAGTCATATTATTTGTTATTAGTCCATCTTTTCTTGGTTGCCCTATATGTATAGTAGCCAGTATAGCACGTATGTCTCGTACCATGCTTTCTGAATAATAAGATCTTATTCTAAATCCACGTTCACCATTCAACTTTGCCCCAACTGGTGGTGGAATCATTCCAGTCTTAATTAATTTAGGCATATATTTTCTATGACGATTAATTAACTTAGCAGTCTCTGCCACAGTATATGCACGTTCTCTATTTTTTCTAAAATCTATACGAAGACATGTTTCAAGTCTATCTTTAGTAATATTATAAACAGAAACTAAACCAGTAGATCTTGAACTATGATGAAGTCTAACAAGATCACCATTAAGGAACCATATTTTTTGATTACCCTTGATTACAGTTGAGTTATTGTACGTTTCGCTCTGAATAATTCCTTTGCCAGTAACCATCTGCCTTCTTCGCTTTCTGTCGGTGGATGATAAAAAGTTCTTGATCCACAGACCATACAATAAGTTTCCATATGTTGCAAACCACTATATTGTCTATCAATAAATAGTCTGCCATTGCATTTTTTGCAATTAAGCATTATTAATTTTTATCCTTAGTTTGGAATTCCAACAATAACTAAATGTACTGCTAGTGATAAATCTCCAGAAGTTCCAAACCTTACAACACCTTCAATTCTTGAAGTTGTTACAGTTTTTAGAATAACATTTACATTTTGTCCTGCAGGTGTTTGTCCAATATTAACTGCTGTTGCTGAAACTATTGGAGAGTATTTAAAATCACTAAAATCATATGTGAATGTTTTTTCGTTTCCAGCAGAAACGGTTGAGTTATTTGCAACCTCAACATAACCACCAATTATTCTAGTTTCCGATGTTTTAACATTTTGTGCGCCAGCACTTACTGTATCTACTGTTGTGTAGTTATAGGTTGCCGATGAAACCTGTGTAGACAAATCATTTACAGCCTCAACAAGTGAATATAAATATGTAACATCAAGAGGCTGCCCTCTTTCTGGTAGTGGTACCTTAGCCATTAATTTCCTCCTATTTTCATTATACCAATAATTCTATTCCTGAGTCATATATTTCAAGACTTTCGTTTAGTGTTTTTTGTGATCCCTCAACCTGAATAATAACACGAACATTTGTAGTACCAGTATTTAAAAATGAATATGTATGTATTGGTGATGTTCCGTGATATATTGGTGTTGTATTATCAAAACCAACAAATATATCATATTTTGGTCTATTTAATTCATCATCCCATACAGCGGTTGTTATTGTTTGAGATATTTGCAATGCACCATTAACTGAAGTAATTGAGTCATCTTCAACTATATTTATTGGGGACCACTGAGATGTTCTGTTTTTATCTTCTGATACAACTCTATATCTAAAAACATATCCAATATTATTAGAATCAATTGCTGGAAGTAATGCTTTTTTAATGATTGCTTTTTTTATGCTTGCGTCAGCCATTATGATGTTACTCCGCCAGACACATCCACAGAAAATCTAAATTCAATGTAGTTACTAGTGTTTGGATTTTTAACAATTGTTGATGCATCTTGAGTTTGTATAATTGAATATCCAGTTAGTCCATAGAGTGGGTTTAGTGTTGTAACATTTTCCAATCTTAATGCATCTAAAGCAACATAATAATTTGGAGATGGAATCCCTATTGGTCCACTTTCTTCTGCAAGAACAGATGCATAAATTTTAACAACTGTAACGGCATTCCACGTAAAGTTAGCAGATGTATATAAATCTTGAAGTTGTTTAGTTACTACAAAATATCTTTCTGTATCAAAATCATATGCTCCACCGCTACTATCATTTACAACTTCAGCCTCAAATCTAGCATATTCTGCACTCTCTGTTTCTGTTGATGCAAACTCAACAAGAACTCTAACTCTTTCTGGTATGTCGTTGGATGTTGCATCTTTATTAACTACAGAGAATGCTAATCTTAGTTCATCTGTTGGAGAGTTTCTTGTAAAATCAACGCTAGCACCAGTTAGGTGGATATGGCTTGATCCTGGCTCTATTACAAAATGATCTTGTGCTGCTCCACTTTCTTCGCTAATTGAAATATCAGCATCATCACCCTGAATCATTATTATATTATTTAAAAATCTTGGTCTTTCATATCTTTCAACTCTTGGAGATTTAAAAAATATTGGATTGTCTGAACTTGTTTGAAATACTGAATCTGTAACAGCAATAATATTATCATATTCTGGTTGATCAAGTGCTGCATTAAATGTATCAATTGCAACGGCTGCAGATGGTGTATGGTGTTGCCAATTTTCTGTTTGTGTAAAAGCAAATACTGTTTTGCTATCAAATGCACCAGCAGAAGGATTTGATCCAGCAGAGTATATTCCTACTTCAGAAATTTCATATCTTTCTTCTGTTGGTAGTTCTGCTGTTAATACAATTTTGTCTAGTCCACCTTCGTTTACAAATCCCCTTGAAGAAATAGGTACACGGAACATTTCAAAATCTAGATTTGTTTTTGTTGAATAATCTCCAAGATCGTTTCCAGTTGTGAGTGGCGTTGCTCCACAGCCTATAGCAATATAAGATGCATATGCTGGTGCCTGACCAAGCAGGTATTTAGCAATAATTGTCTTACCAGTATTAGTTATCATGACGTATAGTCTCCAAGATTCGCTTCATATATTGTACCATTTACCGTAATCTGAGTCTCTATTTGCTCATCATTACTTAAATTAACAAACTCAATAACAAGGTCTCCAGTTGTTTCATCAAAATAAACATTTTCGCCATTTAAGCCATTGCCAACTTCAGGGATTCTGTCTTCTAGTTTAATTGAAAATCCAGCAAAAAATCTATTTGCGGTCTGTTGTAGACCTAGTATATTGTTTGGATTATACTGTTGCTGGATTGATGATAAATTTTTAATTGGTTGATAAGATATTTTCTGTCCATTAACAATATCAGATCTTACAATACTAATCAATTCTTGTCCACCAATATTTTCAAAAATAAGATCTGACATAACCTCTATTGGCAGTGCACTATCGTCAAACAATACAATATCTGGTGTTGCTGTTTTTACTGGTACTGGCTGTACTATTGTTGGCTCTGGCTCTGGGGATGGTGGAGTTGCTACTAAGTTTGAGCCAGAAAAAATTATTGGCTCTTCTGTTGGAATAAATGTGTCTGCAACATAAACTGGTGGAGAGCCAGCATTAGATGATGTTCCTATATTATTTAAAAGTGAATTTGCATATTTATCAGTTGCAGCATTAAGTTTATCCATAGCATTAACAATTTGTTTTTGTGTTGCCTTTGGGTTTGCCAAAACTTTATCTATTGCTGCCATTGCTTTATCAAATGCTACCTGTGCAGAGTTAGACGAAGAAGATGGTGCTTGTGCAACTGGAAAAAATTCTCTATCAAATGCGCCAGCCATATTACACCTCCACTAAATAAACTGTCATATCTGGACCAGTTAGTCTTCTTGAGTATTCAATATTGTATACTATAAATTTTATGTCGTCTGCTGTAACTAAATTAACTTCGTTAGCATCTTTATAATTAATATTTACTATATCTCCTAATTGAATTGTTGGATTTGCAAATATTTTTATTCCAATAGCCTTTTTAGGCTCCATTAATTTATCTGTTAACCAACCCATTAAACTTTCTGCATCGTCTTGTGTTTGTATATATGGGGTTTGTAATGTAAATTCATTATTTCCATAAATCATTCTACTTAGTTTAATTTTATCAAATTTTTCTTTTACTGCAAGACTAGATGTAATTAATGATGATCCAGTAAGTTCAGGACTTGAAAGATTTCCCTTTTTCTTAAAATAATCATCAACTGTTAATTCATGGGTTGTATCTTGTGTAAATGTTATTCCCTGAATTCTTAAATAATTTCCAGTAGTCTCATCAAGATTTAGTGCTGTATCAGTAGAGTTAAATATTAAAAATTCTGCACCATAAGAGTCTGCATAAAATCCAGATGTTGTATATCCTTTAATTCTATTAAATGTTGGTGACAGTTGAGCATAAAGAGCAGGGTATGCACGATCATATTTTATATCAAAATAAGCACACTCTCTCATAATTGAACCAAACTCTTCAAAATACATATTATATTTTGGTGGTTGCTGAGAACTAATTCCAGATAAATAAGTTGATTTAACTATTCCGCTCATTCCATATTTTCTAAATGACTCATTAGCATCTATTTCTTTATCTCCAAAAGCAGAAGAAATAGTTTCTCCTACTGTAAAGACTGTGTTTTGAGAATAGTTTTCTGAAAGAGCATAAATATTTTCAAACATACATCTAGATGATCCACGAACAAATGTTGCAATATTGTTATATGTTGGAAGTGGATCTGTATCGTCAACAACTTTTATTAATTTATTATTAATATATAAATAGAATCTTCTTGTTTTTCCAATATCTTCATACTCCACTGCTAAATCATATACTGTTGGATTTTGTTCTCCAGTTGTTCTATACTGTCCAGTAAACCTTCCATCATCAACAATAATTTTTGATAGACCACCCCAAAGTTTTATTGGAATTGCATTATTGTTAGATGAGTCTTTTTTAATTTTATAAAATACAATATTATTAATAGATATATTAGACTGACCTTGGTTATCTAATTTTAAATAAGAGTTTATGTTTTCTTCTGTTAATGCAACAATTTCAAAATAATAGCCATTGTTTGTTTCTGGATTAAGAAGCACTGCTAATCCACCAGATCCTCCACCTATGCTTACATTTTGATCTGGTTGAACTCCAGGAACTTGGTAGTATGTTGTACTGCCATTTGGAGTTTGACTTCTGTTTTCATTATTTTCTATCTTTCCAATAATTCTTATTCTTGTTCCAAAATGTTTATATGCTGTTGGCGTTGGACAAGAAATTGGTTGTCCAGGTTCAGAAACTATTGATAAATTTTTATAAACATAGGAAACAAGATTGATTGGAGTTTCTGTTGTTGTAAATGATGGACCGTTTATAACTAATGCAGAAGACTGTATTGTTCCAGATTGTGTTGATATATTACTATTTACTGTAGTTTCTGTTATGTGGCTTGATGACATAAAGTTTTTTATTGTTCCTCCTCTTGATGCCTGTCTAGCCTTTGTATTATTTATTCCCGCAGCACCTGTGGTTGTTGCTGGCAAAGATATGTTTTCTAACAAAGATGTTGTAAATAAGTATTGAGATTGCATTTCACAACCTTTTACATAGTCATTATTTGACCAGTATGAACTAATGC